CTATACCCCCCCCGCATATACCGCCGTGTTGACTGCCCGTTGACTTCTAATCAACGATGGTGTATAATATACCTATATTAACGCAAAGCAGAGAGAGAACAGCATGATCGTAACAATGGAATCTAAGATGACAGGCAAGGTTAACTACATGGACATCCCAGTAGCAACAGAGCGCCTGAATGCATTCTTCAATGAGGAGCGCAAGGGCTTGATACAAAACATCTTCCCAGAGCTAGATGCAGCTCAGAGAGAGTTCCTGATGACAGGGAGCACCCCAGAGGAATGGGATGCAGTGTTCGGAGAGGAAGCATAATGGATGACTATAGAGACTACGCCATGACATTAGTAGACGATGGCACGATCAGTGAGAGAGAGCTGCTTCTAGCATGCCTAAAGTTTATGACACAAGACGAAGTGTGTCAGGTGCTAGAAGCTAATGAAATTTCAATACCAGATATCTTGAATCCACGCTGGTAGAGGGGGGAGTATGATACCACTAGTGACTAAAGAAGGGCTAGCAGATGAGTTCTATGATGACATCGATCAAGCTATCATGTGGCTAGAGAACGTATGCAATGTACACACGGGGGGGCTACAGCAAGACGAACTGCTGGACCTATTCGTGGATCATAGCTGGCAGATGATGCATGCCTGATGCCCTGGCCGGCAGGTCTATACGGTGAATGGATCCAGGTACCCTGATCTAGATAAGCCACCGTCCGCACAAAAAACGTGTATGAAAGTCGATGAGGGCCGTTATGAAAAATCCCCCCAGAAAAATTTGCCCCGTGAAACCTCGCGCAGCGAGTTACTAAATATCTCATGCAGATAATATCTCGGATCTCACCTGTGCAGCGAGTTGCTAAATATCCCATGCGAAGAGGCAGAGAGAAACCAAAGTCCATTATACCCTCCCCATGCATCAAGGTGTGTGAGTTTGATTCGAGCAGCACATACTGCGCCGGGTGCTTTCGTACGAGTGAGGAGATGCGGGATTGGTATGTGATGTCCGATGAGCAAAAGCAACAAGCGTACAAGAGGATCAAACAATTCGTAGACTGTTTAGTTTGACTTTTAGGATCTCACGCTTGACTATTATAGTATAGTGTAGTATAATATATGTACATGAAAGAGGTAGCGCAATGTTAGAATTTAAATTTTCAATAGAAAAAGATATAGGTATGTATCACTACACCTATCAGCATGGGTTCGAAGAAGGGGGCGGGTATCGTAAAACAATAGACGAAGCGTTGCTCGCGATAAAGGAAATCATAGAGGGGTATGACGATGAGTGATATCCACAAGCTCCGCATGCGCAAACAATTGCAAGCACTAAGACGTGCAGCGGCCGCTGCCAGGAACCCTGAGTTCCAGGAGATGTGGCGGATGCATATCAGGATCCTGGACCTTCAGTATCGCAGACAGTTCTGTCGCGAACTTGATTGGAAATAAAACCTGCGGGGCAATGCTTCGATGTTGAGTGTTTGCTCCCCCAAAAAATGGTAGATAAATAAAAGATGAATACTAGACAGCAAAGACATGAATTCACGCAAGACGATAAGAGTGCTAAAGTGTATATCACTAATGAAGGGTACGAAGTAGATTTCTATAAAGGAATGACCCTTCTGAAAACTGAATGCTTGCATACACACTCAGAGCAGTATGCAGAAGATGCAGCAGAGAATTTCGTGACAGGCGTGATGCAACTAAACGGATAGTTCCATGAAAGTTTTGATTATGTTCAGCGGTGGCGTCGAGTCTACCGCTTTGATCCAACATGCACTCAAGCACGACCATCAGTTTGAATTGCTTCACGTGATTCATAACAACTCATCTCAAAATGAAATGACCTCTGCTAGCATGATGGGATACCCTGTGTTCGATCTGAAACTAATCAAAGACTCATTCGATGAGACACACCAGGGATCCCATAGAGACATCTCACTGTGGCTTGCTGGAGCAATGATTGCCGTTGGACGAGACGACTACGATCAGGTGTGGTTCGGAGCTCATAGTAGGGACAGTGGCCTTGTGAGGATCAATCTAATGGTGCGACTGTTTGCAGACATGATGAAGATCCTAGACCGCAAAGCAATTCTGAGTGCCCCCTTGCAAACATTTAGCAAAAGAGATCAACACAGCATGTTGACCTCTCATCAAAAAAGCTGTATAGTAACCTGTAAGAATGGTAAGTATGATGCCCAGTGTGGCCAATGCGATAAGTGTAAGGAGTTTCAAAGATATGTCGGGTGATGAATCATATAACATAGCAGCATTCAGATTGGTTGGCGGCAGAGCAAAAGGTCTTCCATGGCAACAATATGTAATACTAGAAAGTAATGAAGTAACGTTTCTCCATGAGATGAATTTCGAAATGTTCTATGACAGTATCGAGCTGCGCTCAGGAATGAATTTTAACAACGACGACTGGGAACTGGAAGAAATAACAGGACCCGATTTTATAGAGGAACAAGTATGAAAAAGAATGATGTAGTATCAGTGATCACCCTAGCGGGCGAGTTTGTAGGCAAGTTCCAAGAGCTAGCAGACGGCGCGATCACTATTGCGGATCCTAGAATGATTGTTCAAGGCCCAGAAGGTAACATGGGGTTTGCTAGGGGCATCTGCTCTACTGGCGTTGATGAGCCTGATTCAGTAACTATGATCCCAGTGTTCTATACCCCTACTGCTAAGCCAGTAGAAAAAGCATATCGCGAATTCACCTCCAGCATCCAGTTAGTGTGATGGTTAAACCAGACGAGAAGGTATACGCTGCTGAAGAGATTGCTAAGAGCTCTCGCATCTTCAAGTCAGCTACACCAAAACAATCTATCGACTGGTACGTCAAGTGGATCGCTAGTGTGTTTGTATTAGCAGCAATGTCTATTAGAGGCGTTGAAGGATATGGCACTCTCGATCTAATTCTATCGTCCATAGGAATTTTATTGTGGCTATGGGTGTCAATCATTTGGCACGACAGAGCTTTAATAATTCTCAACGGCGTTGGGTTCTTATTCTTAATCAGAAACCTTATAGAACAGACTGCATAAATAATATTATGAGAGCACTCCACGGCAACATCACATCAGAAGGTCCTAAACTTTATAGGGAAGGGTACAGATACAAACGTATCATATCTCCAACTCCGTGCGTCCCAGGACGATGGCCTTCTATTCCTGATGCAGCTGCACTCGAGCAAACTATCTACGCCACAATGGATCTAGCCAACAACATTCTATCCCCAGATGGAACCATCACTACCAACGTTGGCAGAGGCACTGGCTTCCATGGGCAGCAAGAACTAAAACGTTGGATGGCTCTTAATCCAGACAGACTAGAAGAAGTTCCTAACAGTGCATTCAGAGTGTACTATGGAGTATGGAGGGACTTGAATAACAACGACGTGTTCGTATTCAATAGACCTGACAACCACCACTATAAAACTTTTAGAAGAGTTGGAAGCATAGCTTCTGATATGAATGAATATACCCTACCATCAGACGTCCACCAAGAGACAGTCAACAAGGTATACAAAGCTGGTGGATGCTATCCTTTAGACCACCACCCTACTCCCAATGAGGGGGAGGCGTGGTTGTTAGCCAGAGGGTACGACTATAATCTGAAACGAAACAATCCCAACTTCAAGAAAATGAAGGCTACGTTTGTAGAGTATGACCACGCCCCTGGTGTGTATATCCAAATACCTCTGCAACCAATGAGATATAACTTCCCATGCTTTGGATTGCCAGTCAATATCATAGAGCACATTTCGGATCCAACATGCAAAGGAACTAGCCATGCTAGGAGGCGAAAAGAGAAATACGCAACGTGGGATATGTGGTTGTACTTTTGGATGATGAAGGTGTATACCAACCCAGGCGAAAAGGTGATCCTTCCTTTCGCTCAGGATGGAGACATCACAGTAGCAGCTTTAATGGCCGGACTGGATCCAGTCACTATTGAAGCTAATGATAAGAGACACTCTATTCAGAAAGATATCATGCTGGAGTGGTCGCGCGCGATATCATATAGTTGATCTTTTAGATTTAATGGTGTATAATAAGTAATATAACTTGGACAATATATAATGGAAAATGTAATGGTGACTCCACACTTTAAGGGAGAACCTTTCGACAAAATGCTCAGACGATTCCGCAACAAGGTGGAACGTGCAGGCATCATTGCGGACGTTAAAAAACACGAGTACTTCGATAAGCCCTCCGCAGTGAAGAATCGTAAGAATCAAGAGCTTAAAAGAACTAAGCTCAACAACAAACGAAGAGAAGCAAAAGAACATTATCGTAGAAAGATTGCTTCTAATAGAGGGGGGGTTAGATAATGGAAACTTCAACGTGGGGAACAACACTAGCAATAAAGAATTTCTTTACTAGTGAGGAGTGTGAGTCAATTGCTTTCTCTGGCAAGGTTGATGGCACTACATACAAAGATCAAATCAATAAAGCCATCTTTGAATGGAACGATCGCCCAGATACAAAGTATAAATTAGACTGGGCTAAACTGGACATTAGTATTGTTCCATGTGCGGAAGAAACTGTATACAAAAAGAAGTCTGTGCACATGGTTCATCAGGGAAACATAACCTCCCCATGTGTAAAGGTTCAAGCATGGCTTAATCTAGCTGGAGATGATTCCTTTCAGGGCAGCGAGATCTCAATTGCGGACTGGCCAGGAACTCCATATCAAGACAACTTTGGTAAGTGGGTAGGCAACCCTGGTATGCCCAGTCAACCAACTTGGTTGAACGAACAGGGTACATTAATAATTGCTCATGCTAGCGTTGAAATCGGATACGGTAGAACCTTAAATGGATCTGCACCAAGACTGCTAGTGCAAGTTACCGGCCCGGCGTACAAGTAATGACACAGTACACAAGCGAAGTAGAATATATTAGACAGAAGGAGATTGCAGAGAGGTGGGGCAACGAAATCCTGCATCTTTTAGGACAACACGGATACGTGGAGGTTGCTTATAACTCTGGCTTGATCACTCGCAAGTATCATAGAGACTTTGGTGAATTCAAGGCTGGCGATTTTATTGAAGTACAGCCTGCACTGCCATTGACACAATTAATACTCCAAGCACCAGCATAGGTGGAAATGGAGCGAGCGTGCAAGGCCGTCGGCGTTGTGCGCAAATTATTCACTCGCGAGGAATGCGATCGCATTCTACAAGACTGTCTTACTTGGCCAGGCCGGCCTGCTGGTCTATATGATGTGTCGTCTCCAAGCAGGATTGATCCCAACGTAAGAAAGGGCAGGGTATATAACTATAACTACAACAACACTACCCCTATGTGGTTTAAGTTTAAAATTGATAGTGCCGTTGAATTATACCAATCCCAACACAAACCAATCCATCTTACTCCCGACCTATGCGAGTTCCAGTTAGTGGAATACACCGCCGTTGGTGATCACTTCCACGTGCATAAAGACACACACGTCAACATACACCACTACCTCAGTGATCGACCCAATCGCAAAATAAGCCTCACTATTGAACTGTCCGATCCCTCACAATATGAAGGCGCCAATCTTAGGTTTGTTGAAGATGACGGCTCCACCATAAGACCACAGGCTACCCAGGGAGATGTATTCGTCTTTCCATCATGGAGAAATCATCAAGTTAAACCGCTCGTATCAGGAACCAGACATGCTCTAGTTTGTTGGTACCTTGGGCCATTCTGGGGTTGACTTTTTAGTTGTAGTTGGGTATAATACCCCCATGACAAGAATCAATATAGTACCTACCGAAGAGCTTGCTGACCAACACTTAGTTGCTGAGTATAGAGAATTATTCATGGTTGGATCTGCTTTGCAGCGATCCTTGAAGTCTCCTAATTGGAATAAGAATAAAAAGACTTGGCCCACTACGTTTACTTTAAACACGGGACACGTTAAATTCTTCTACAATAAAGGGAGGTACCTACACAAGCGTTACGACGAGCTCGTCTCAGAGATGAGACGCAGAGGTATGAATCCGGATCCTACGCGAAGGTTTAAAACTGAGCAATGGCCGGAGGATTTATATCTCGACTGGGAACCTTCTCCGTCCGAACAATTAATTGTTAGACAAAGGATCCAAGAACGTATTGATGTGAAGCCCGAATGGTATCGGTGGAGTAATAAGATTCTACTTGAGTGAGCAGAGCTTACATACTTTTGATAGGCGTCCAGACTTCATTAATTTATGAAATCTTTTCCACATATAGTATATAGGTCAACTATGTCTATTAGACGTCTAATAGTTGTCTATCATATGTCTTTAAGGTGATACGCTGCATCACAAATGGTAATAAAGAATGCTGACTTTATAACTATTAGTAATTATAAATACTGGTGATCATATAACCTTATGATCAATACAAAAACCCAATATTCCTGGAGGAATAAATGACCACGTCTGTAGCGTTACGGCGGACAGCGAAGTTCATTGATAACAAGTTTGAAAGTGCCAGACGGAATGAAACACTATGTGTATTCTGTGAATGCTTAAAAACGATGACGTTGATGACTTTGACACTATCACTGCCTTTCTTGATAATATTTTTAGAAACAACCTTTTAATAAAATCCAGATAAACTGACCCCCAACACCCGCCGTTAAACAGTGGGTGTTTTTTTATATAAATACCCACATGAACCCATTTAATTTAAGAGCTATAGACGTCGAAGGATCCATTAACAGCACTTCATATGTGTGTAAGGCGAGTTACATGGAGACTAATACTACCCTGTTGGTAATTGTTACTAAGGAAGAGTCTAATGGACTTCCTACTAATTACCAAAATATATTCAACGCAGCACAAAAGACTCCAATTAGTCATCGTGTGGTTGACGCCCAGTCATTTAATCATGTAGCTACATCACTCACGAAATATTTTAATAATGGAAACTGGACTATATGAGAACTGACAGATCATTCCTTGGGTGCGATAAACAGATCATGACCCACGTGCAGACGATAAAGGCCGGCAATGTTATTCAGCTGGGAGGAATTGCTGACAAAGCAGATCACGTAAGTGTGCCATGGACAATTAGATTGTCCGTTGATGCAATATATGATGCTGTAATACATTATGGATCCAAATCTGGCTGGCGCCAAACCAAGGGCGAGCAGCGCGGAATGGAACCATTGAATGTCCCATTCAACTTTCAAAAGCTAATGACCAAGAGTAAGAATAGTATCACTTGGGGAACAGAGCACATCACAAACGAGCCTGTGGACACTGTGTATGAGTTTGTAGACAACAATTTAATTATGCCCCACAACTGTGACATAGTGGACAGGAAGTATAAAATACTTAATAGCGGCGTGCTTGACAGCGATCAGTTCTGTAATAATATAATGTTGCAATCAATGAACGCTAGACCGACATCCCTCAATTACAAAAATGACTGCCACGCAGTGTGTGTCACATTTATGCCATTAGGTAAAAATGGATTTGAGATGGCCAACTACAGAGACCAGGGATGGGTTGAAGGTGCATGGTTCACTTGGGCAGACGATGGCCCACATACCATAACCCAGAAAGGCATTTCATCTGATTACATCGTGTCTACCGTCGACACAGTACTAACCGATGGCAGAGATCTTACTGCTGGCGTTCCTCTCAAACTAACAAGCAAAACCATCGAAATCGCTCCTTCCAATAACATTATACTTCACATCTACCGGTAACGTCCATTTGTCCTATAAATAGGACTATGGATATATTTCAGTTAATTAGTGAGGTTGGTGCACCCATTGCGGGTGCGCTAATTATGGGCTTTTTTATCTTTACGGTAATTAAGCAAATTCTATCAGGAGTGCTAACTCAGATAGACACACTCACTATGTTTACAAACAGTTTAGAAAGCAGAGCTAGAATGATGTCTAATGAGATGATTAAAATTGATCTCTTAGTTTCAGCTAGCCTTGGCCTGCGGCCCGATATCGAACGTATAGCAAGGGCTGAGAACTTTATAGAGGATAATAAGTTAGATGTTAGACGGGATTGATAGATGGACATTGCTAGCTTAATATCGGAATTTGGATTCCCCGTTGTCATGGCATGCGGCATGGGGTATTTCATTTTCTACGTTTGGAAGTTTGTTATTACAGAACTCAACCCAAAGCTAAGCACTATGCACATGGCCTTGATAAGAGTTATCGATCAAACTAGAATGTTAGATCAAGACATGATTAGGTTGCAAACTAAAGTTAATGTGGCGATTGGGTTTAAGGAACAGCAGGATATAATTAGAGACGCCGAGGAGAAAGAGGCGCTAGAGGAGAAACGTGATGCTACAACAAAAAAATAAGACAATAATAATATGGGCAATAGGTATCATCCTGGCACTGATATTATTTAGCAATGGTGTTAAAGCAGATGAGATGGTACATAAATTTAAGAGCCCATCGTTTAGTGGCATCAATCAAAGCTCACATTATTTGACAATTGAGAACCAGCAAAAGACAAGAAAGGATGAGCTTGCAGATGATATCGAAGCAGCTCTTCTAGCAGCTCAACGAGCTGAGGAAAACACAACGTTGGCCAAGTTCATTAGGAATTTAGAGTCAAGGATTTTTGCACAGCTGTCCAAACAGCTAGTAGAGCAGTTGTTCAGTGGAACAGGTGCTACGTTTGGATCGTTTGTGTTGGAAGGCAATACGATATCATATCAGAAGACAGCTTGTGATCCGTCCCAGTGGGCATGTACGCAAGGCGATGATGTTATTGTAATGACCATCGTAGGCGAAGACGGATCCGAGACAATTATTGTCATACCAATTGGAGTCGGTACCTTCGAGAGTGGTGACGGTGGTTAAAAAGTATCATACAAGTATCATACTTTTAGCGACTCTGATATCAGGATGCGCTTCCGTACCAAGCATGCAAGATTCATGTGGAGCGGATGGCAACTGGACACTAATGACAGCAATAGGTGAATGTAAAGAAGCACCTGTCGTAGTAGAGATGCCAACGCATCAAGAGTTAAAGAATCTGTCACCGCCAGCAAAGATGCCAGTGGTTGCAGTATACTCATTCCCAGATAAGACGGGACAGAGAAAGCAAATGGACGGTGCTGCATTGTTTAGCACGGCCGTTACTCAAGGAGCTGAAACGATGCTCATTGATGCTTTAAAGACAGCCGGAAATGGTGAGTGGTTTAGAGTAGTCGAGAGAGTCGGCATCGATCACATTACCAGAGAAAGACAAATTGTAAAATCGACCAGGACACAATTCGGAGATGAAGACGACACCGGGCTTGCTCCACTCCTGTTTGCTGGTATGGTTTTAGAAGGTGGTGTCATAGGGTTTGACACCAACATAGAGACAGGTGGCCACGGCGCACGCTATCTCGGAATCGGGGCTTCCCAAGCATACCGCCGAGACATAGTGGTCGTACATCTGAGAGCCGTTAGTACGTTGACGGGTGAGGTTTTACTGAACGTACAAACATCGAAAACGATTCTGCATGTTGCAGATGGCTGGGACGTGTTTAAATTCATCGATATGGATACTAAGCTAGTAGAAATTGAAGATGGAACAACTGAGAACGAAAGTGTAACGCGGTCACTTCGATCTTGTATTGAAGCAGCCGTGTTAGAAATGATATACCAGGGCCATGATAAAGGGTACTGGGAAATTAAAGAGGGACGTCGTAATCCACAGCAAGCTACTGGGACTAACGATTTACACCCTACAAAAGGGGACTAAAATGAAAACGAATACAAAGTTTTACGTTGCGTTTGCATTTTTATTATGGCCACTGTCTGCACATTTGCAGGGAGCAGCAACTGATAATGAGATATTGCTAGATCAGTCTGGAGACACATTGACATTGACCATTGACCAAATTGGTTATGGCAACAAATTGTGTGGTACGGTAACATCTGGCACTTGTGCTACTGACTGGATATTCACCGGTTCAGGAAACACGTTTGATATCGACATGATCGGAAACCTCAACCAAATATTTGGACCGACTCTTCTGGACAGCACTACTACGAATCTATCTTTAACAGGTAGTTCTAATGTATGGGACTGGAACATAGGCTTTGGCGGATCTGCAGATAGTTCAGCTCTGGACATTGCAATCACGGGTGACTCTAACACTATGGATTTTGACTGGGCATACTTTGCTTCAGCTGAAAGACTAAATTTTGACTTAGACATCACTGGTGATTCAAACGTGTGGGACGTTGATATAGATGCTGATGACGTGACATTTAATATCGATGTTATTGGTTCATCCAATAATTTTAAAATCGATCAGAAAGATGGCGCATATCAAAGCCTAACTTTAGAGTGGATAGGATCGAGTGGTGACATTGATATTATGCAACAGTCTGGAACATGCCCTAATGGGACAACTAGCTGCTATGGAGTAATCAATGCAGATTTTGATTCCGACAATGCGATTGTCAATATTGTTCAAAAAGACACTGCTGACTAGCATACTACTTACTAGTCTCTGTGTACATGCCGGAGACCAAGTAGGCAGCATAGTTGAGCACAAAGGTAGTGGAGGGATTACTCGCGAAAGCGGCGTAGTCCTTTCTACTGGTTTGGATGTAGGCATTCAGCCAATGGATCATCTGGAAACAGTTAATGGTAGGCTGAAGGCATTGTTTATGGAAGGATCGGAGCTCAACATGACCGAGCATACCGAAGCAACTATAACCAAATACTACTGGGATAAAGATAAGAACGATGGCGAGATTGGAATTAAGTTTGCCCAAGGTACGGCTAGGTTTACAACAGGTAGACTTGGTCTAATACCTAAAGAGAACATACAAATAGAAACGCCCACTGCCTCTATTGCGGTACGTGGAACAGATTTCACAACTACGGTGGATGAATTAGGGAGGACATTAGTTATCCTCCTACCCGAAACCGAGTGTACGATGGATGGCGATTGCTCTCCGTCTGGTAAAATTACAGTGACCAACGAAGGCGGAGTGGTCACGTTAGAAGAAGCGTATGCGGCAACGATGGTATCATCGATAAGCACACCTCCATCGCCTCCTCTTATAATTGACAATATTAGTATAGCGATGATAGATAATATGTTTATCGTATCGCCGCCACCGCAAGTACAAAAGGCAGAAGATGATAGACAGGCTGGAAGTGATCGTGCTGGGAACAGTATTCTTGATTTCACTGACCTTAATACAGACTACCTAGAGGAAGATTTTCTTGAGGAAGAGGAGCAGTTCAATGAGCTAGATATGGATCTGCTTGATGTAGACTTTCTTCAAGATGTGTTAGTGACACTTGAAGAGATTGACATCCTTCAACAGGGAACTGGCCAGAGCGGATCAGACAATCGAATCCAAGGTACAAATAAAGGCTTCGATAAAGATACACAATTTAATACTATAATAGATACTAGTACAGGTCAAATATGGTTCTACAGAGATGTGAACGGAATAGTGGGCATTAAGATTCCTATAGATGGGAATGTAAGACTGGAGACAGAAAATGAAGGTAGAAAAAACCTTATTAGCGTTGGCGACGGTTCTTCTGTCGTCATCATTATTCGTCAAGGCGGATAATTTAATAAACATTGACCAGGTAGGAGACAATCTTGCCTTAACAGTAACGCAGGTTGGATACAATAATGATATCCTACTATACGACGCCGGCTCAAAGATATCAGGAGCTCGCGTTAGTGT